CTGACTTCATAGCCAGTTCTTTTTTGAACTATTTTGTAATGCTAGTACTTTTAAAGATAGACAAGCACCTGGTTTTTTAAATAGAGCAAAAGATTCATTTTTTGTACCTTATGTAGATTTATTTGATATCCCCGAAGTTGTGCAAACACTTGCTGATGGTCTAAAAATTCATAATGAGACACCCGATGAAAATAAAATTAAAATATAAATAGCAATTGAGGTGTAGGATAGAGTCGTATCTTGAATTGGACTTGTAATGAAAATATGTATTGGTGGTGATCTTAATGGATAAGTGTAGAGAAGAGTTTGAGAAGCAAAAGTACTGGATTGGGCTATTTAGAGACGCGGTTGATTTTGATGAGGAGCTTGGTCGATATGTTTTAAACGGTCAAAGAAAGCTTTACGCATTTCACCTCGATTCATTTAACGAGAAATGGGCAATTTGGCAGGAAGCATGGCAGCACCAGCAAGCGAAAGTAGTGGAATTGCAAAAGCGTTTAGATGGGGCATTAAAGGAGACTCAATATGCTTTGCAGTATGTTGAAGGGGACATGCGCGGCAATCATGAATTTCTACAAATGGCAATGATTCGAACCTTTAAAGCTTTAGAGCAAGTGCTCAATGGTGGTGAGCCTAAATGACATCAATGAGCCTTGCTGATTACCGCCTTACATGCCCGAAAGTTCAAAAGAAAAAGGGTCGAAACAAGTTTAATGCTTCGAAAATTAAATTGGATGGAATGACTTTTGACAGTACTAAAGAATACAAACGGTATATCGAGCTAAAGGCTCTACAACAACGAGGTGAAATTAAAGAATTGCAGCATCACACAAAATTTGAATTGGCACCGAAGACAAAATTAGAAGGGGAGAAACGAGCTAAACCAGCACTTAGATATTTTGCCGATTTCACTTATTTCACGACAGCAGGTGAATACGTTGTTGAAGATGTGAAGTCTATAGCTACACGCAAGCTACCGAGTTACCGAAATAAGAAACACCTGATGAAAACAGTTCACAATATTGATGTGAGGGAAGTTTAAACATGAATGCAAAAGTTAATAACAAGACAATGGATTGGTCTAAACGTTCTGCTCATCAATGGTTGGAACAATATGGTCTATGGGTAAGATCAACAAAATTTAAAGTTTCTGCTAATCCTTTAGCATGTCTAATTGACCAAAATGACACAACTAGAATTAGATCAAGTAAGGTCTCTATGCCATGCGAAATTGAAGATTATGAGGCAGTTGAAGTAAGCAAACTCTTGGCTAAAATGCATAACGATAATAGGGAATTTTTACAAGAAAGGGCTTGGTTTTTAATACTTTATTATGAAAATAATTGGTCGTATCTAACAATTGCTAATGTGCATAGATGTAGTAAAGCAAAGGTACGTGCTGAGATTGATAAAGGCTTGGCATATTTGGATGGAAAAATTGAGGTGTTGCAATCTTGACAGTGCAGCACACTTGGTTTAGATTTGTGATATGGTGGGACGAAGTTATAAGCGTTGCACCAAAATGTTTTAAAAGCTCTCCAATCGGTGAGCTTTTTTTGTATTTGATATTACTTTTAATGTAACTAGTTTTTAATTTTCTTGATTCATAAAAAATAATATTTTATAAAATTTTTAAAACAAGACTAATTTGGGATGAAATTTTGGCTACTTATATTCCTGACCTAGAACAAGAGGAGGAGTCTTTGATTACAGCAAAGATTGAGTCAGAGATAGAAAAATTAAAAAAAAGAATGGATGAATACATGTTCGTGTATGTAAATGATGAAAAGAATATAAATTATAAGGTTCAGATAGAATCTTCAATGAAAAGCTGATCTTCTAGTTATATTCTGCCTTCGGACAAGATTTATTTAGTTTCTCTAAGCATTGATTTAGGCGGGGCATTAAATTTTATGTGCTAAGATTACCTGAATAAATTTTGGGTTACAAAAATGAATATCTGTGTTGGTGGTGAGTTAGACGGCCAGAAGATTGAAAAAGAAGGTCGTTTGTTAAAAGCTTCTGAAATCGACCCAACATTCACAACTGAGTACTACAAGCAGGTTTTTAACCGCGACAACATCAATTATCATTTTTGGCTTCCAATAGGATCCAACTTGCACGAAATGTCTGAGCGAGTTTTGGATATTTTGAGAGCACCTAAAAAATAAGCATAAAGTATATTGTAAATACATATTCTAATTTGTATGATGTATCACAAATACTGCGCTGAAAGTTTTTGTTTTTGTGACCCGTTTCTTTTTTTGAAGCGGGTTTTTGATTTTAAAACCCCACTCGCTTAGGAAGCTTTGCGAGTTTACTTGCCGGACGGATTACGGCGCAAATGGCCCCGCTACATACTAGTTATTGGCGGGGCTTTTTTTTTTTTTAATTTGATGATTTAGTTCTCGATAGTAAATAATTTACTATTGAGAACTAAGTATTTGAAAAATAAAATAAATTTGATAATTAACCTATGAATTAGTATAATAAATAAACATTAACTAATTTAATTGGTGAAAATATGCCATTCGAAAGAAAGACAGGGTATAAATTGAAGTTTATCAATGAAAATGACTTTGAAATTATCTGCCTAGACTGTAACGACACCAATACTGTGAGACAACAACTTAAAGATGCTGGATTTGTTACAGATATTAATTCAGTAGATGAAAAGGATGAATACCATCTTCAAAAGATTATTGGAGTAACAAGTAGCAAGGAAGACTTGATTGCATTACTAGATAATTGGTTTGATTTGTTAAACAGTATGGAGGTTACAGCCTACAAAGATTTTGATTAAAAAATGATAGTAATAAAAACCACTTTTGCAGTGGTTTTTTTATGGGTGAAATATGGATGATAAAGAATACTTCTGGCTTACAAGAAAAAAAGAACCTAAAACAAAACCCAAAAGTAGACCATTGCCTAAAGCTACTCAAAAGTACTTAGAGGCTGAAGAAGAATTTACTCAAGCTTTGGATAATCTGGAAATTAAATACGAAAAGAAATTCCAGTTTAAATCAACAAAGCATTGGCGTTTTGATTTTCATTTAATTGAACATCGTATTTTAGTTGAAATTGCTGGCGGTCCTTGGTCTGGTGGTCGAAAGGGTAAGCTGGCAACAAAGGCGTGGAGTATGGACCGTTACGATGTTGCTGAATCAATGGGATATACCGTTGTTCGGTTAGAGGCAGTACCAAGATTTAAGATTAATGAATCTGGTCCATTGCAGATCCAAGCTCATTTCGCTAGCCAATGGCTTAAAAATTTAAAGAGGCAAATATTTAATGGATCAGATCAGACCATTTCCTCCAACTGATTTTATAGACCAAGCAGATGAAGAGGAAGCGATACGCATAGTACCTGCGCCTGATTTAAAAAACTGGGTAGTTGCTAATTACTTAACTATTGGTGGACCTCTTTATAACCCCGATCATGATCACATAGCTGAGCTGCTTCACGATAATGAAGAATTTTTAGCATTTGCTTGGGCCTCTTCTGCATATAAAAGCAAGCAGGCGATGGTGCTGGGGCAATGTGAAAAAGTCATGTTCAATGTTGGTGGATGGCGTAAGGCCAGACAAGAGCAACAGATGCGAGACTGGTTCGGCTTTGTGCCAACATACTTAATAACTGTCGATGCTTCTTTCTGTGAGCGTGCAAATGATACAGAGTTCTGTTACTTGCTTGAACATGAGCTTTATCACATTGGAGTGATGAGAGACGAGGACGGAGAAATTGTTTATAGCGATAGTTCTGGTCTTCCTAAGCACTATCTTGCAGGTCATGACGTTGAAGAGTTTATTGGCGTAGTTAAACGTTATGGCCCAAGCAAAAATGTTAAGCGACTTATTGAAGTCGCAAAGAATCCGCCGTTTGTTTCGAATCTTGATATTTCAAAATGCTGCGGAAACTGTGTAATCAATTGAGCCTAATGGCTCTTTTTTTTGCCCATTTTGTTATACGTAGTTATACGATGAGGAAGTTATGGCGACACTAAAAGAGCCTGTGAAAATCTTTATAGTTCAGTCTCTTGCTTGTCGTGATACACCTCAAGAAGTAGCTGAACTCGTTAAACAGGAATTTGGCGTTGATATAGATCGTGTTCAAGTTGCAACTTATGACCCTACAAAGGTTGCTGGTAAGAACTTAAGCAAAAAGTATGTCGAACTATTTGAAAAAACCAGAGATGAGTTTGATAAAGGCTTAATTGATATTCCAATTGCCAATAAGTTCTACCGATTGAAGCAATACCAAAGACAGCTTGAGAAGACTAGAAACGTCAAAACAGCGTTAAAAATTCTTGAGCAAGCCGCTAAAGACATCGGTGGTCAATTTACTAATCGTCAAGAAATAACAGGCAAAGACGGCGGACCAGTCCAAACGGTTAATTCTGAAATACCAGTTCCAATGGAAGATTACTTAAAAGCGCGGAGGGAAGTCTTAGATGAGTACTGATGCGGCTCGGGATAAAGCCATCCGGATCGAGGCGCAAGAAGATTTATATTTCTTCACAAGGTACATGTTTAAGGAGCGCCGTGGTTATAAATGGATGCAAAATTGGCACCACTTAGAAATCTGCGAAGCTTTAATGAAAGTTTATCGCGGAGAGATAAAGCGGTTAATTATTAACGTTCCACCACGATATTCTAAAACTGAAATTGCTGTAATTAATTTCATGGCTTGGTGTTTTGGTAAGAATCCAGACTGTGAGTTTATTCATATCAGTTACTCGGCAATGCTTGCCGCAAACAATGCCTTCCAAATACGAACTCTTGTGCAAGAAGAGGCGTATAGGAAAGTCTTTCCTGAGCTTACATTGCGTGATGATAGTAAGGCTAAAGACTTCTGGAGAACTTCTCAAGGCGGGGTCTGCTATGCAACTGGTACAGGCGGTACGATTACCGGTTTTGGTGCGGGAAAACTTCGTAAAGGCTTTGGTGGCTGCATTATTATTGATGACCCACATAAAGCACATGAAGCTTCATCAAAAACTATTCGAGAAGGGGTAATTGATTGGTTCCAAAACACCCTTGAGTCGCGTACTAACTCACCAGATACACCGATTATCGTCATCATGCAGCGTCTACATGAAGATGATTTGGCTGGATGGTTGCTAGGTGATAGAAAAGACGGCGTTCCTGTAGCTGGTGGTAATGGTGAAGTGTGGGAGCATCTATGTCTTTCTGCTATTCAGGAAGACGGTTCGGCACTATGGCCAGCAAAACACAATATTCAAAAATTGAGGCAAATGGAGCAAGCTGCGCCGTATGTTTTTGCCGGGCAATATCGACAAATGCCATCACCGCCAGCAGGCGGTTTTTTTAAGCCCGACAATATTCAAATTGTTGATGCTTTGCCTGCAGATGTATTGAAACAAGTTAGGGCTTGGGACTTCGGGGCAACCGAAAATGAAGGCGACTTTACAGTAGGTGTGCGAGAAGCTCTAGGCGCAGATGGTTTTACTTACATTGTCGATGTTACAAGAGGACAGCTTGGTCCAGACAATGTGAATAAGCGTTTAGAACAAACAGCAAAAATAGATGGGAAAAAAGTTTCTGTGCGTCTACCACAAGATCCTGGTCAAGCTGGTAAATCGCAAGCTAGTTCATTTGTGAAGCTTCTTGCGGGTTATAGCGTGATAGCTAAGCCAATTTCAGGTGACAAGCTTACACGGGCACAACCCTTTGCGGCCCAAGTTAACGTAGGAAATGTACGAATGCTCAAAGGTGAATGGAATAAGGACTTTATTGATGAGCTTCGTCACTTTCCTAACGGTACACATGATGACCAAGTGGATGCAGCCTCTGATGCGTTTAATGAATTACATGAAGGTTTTGAAGCCTTCTTTGCTGATATGGGATTTGCACGATGAGTGATGTAACTTTTCAACATCCTGAATATGTTAAAAACTTGCCATACTGGCAAAAACTTGATGATGTTTGTGAAGGTGAAGATGCAGTTAAGGCTAAAGGTGAAAAATATTTGCCGATGCCAAATGCTCATGATAAATCACCTGCAAATAAAAGCGCTTATGAGGCTTATCGTACCCGTGCAGTCTTTTATGAAGTTACTGGTACTACCTCAAATAGTTTGGTTGGAGCAGCTTTTGCAACTGATCCAAGTTTTAAATTTCCTCCAGAACTTGCACATTTAGAACGTAATGCGAATGGAGCAGGCCTTAGTACTTATCAACTGGCTCAAAATGGTATTCGCCATTTATTAAAACATTATCGTTGCGCTTTATACGTAGATTACCCGGATGTATTACCAGCTCGTAATCTAGCGGAATTTAAAGCACAAAAAGCCTATCCGATGATTCATTTGCTCAATGCCCTTGATGTAGTGAATTGGGATTCAGTAATGGTCGATAACCAAAAAAAACTTTGTCTCGTGGTTATCCGTGAATTTAGGTCTGAGCGCGGTGCTGATGGCTTTAGTAAAACCGAACAAGAGCAATATCGTGTACTTCGTTTAGAGCAAGAGGGTAATGGGGAATATATCTATTCAGTACAGGTATACACAAAGGGAGAAAAGAGCAATTGGCTTGGTGGAGAGAAGAAATTTCCAACGGATTATAATGGTAATTTTTGGACTTATATTCCATTTACCTTTGTAGGAGCCAATGATAATTCTGAAGAGATTAAGAAGCCGCCATTACTTCCTTTGGCCAATCTCAATTTAGCCCATTATCGTGACAGTGCGGACTTTCAAGAGTCCGTTTTTTTTATGGGTCAACCTCAATACTATGCGAAAGGTGTTAATTGGGAGTGGTATGACCAAGCGAAGAAACGAGGCATCTATATTGGCGCGAAAGTTCTTTTGCCTTTACCTGAAAATGGTGGATTAGGAATTGTTCAAGCCGACCCTAATACTCTTGCCCGGGAAGCGATGAAAGATAAGTGGGAAAAAATGAAGGAGATGGGGGCGCGTTTAATTGAGAAGGGTACTGCGGGTAAAAAGACCGCCACCGAAGCGAATAGCGATGACGCCGTTCAGCATTCAGTTCTTTCGCTCTGTGTAGTCAATATGAATGAAGCCTTGTCAGCAGCATTACGATGGGCAGCAAAGTTTGTAATGCCAGATGTTGATGTTCTCTCTAAGGACGAATTGGTATTTGAAATTAGTCAGGAATTTAACAAGCAAGGTTATTTAGCTGAGTTAGCTAGACAGTTATTTGAAGCAGCTTTACAAGGCCGATCTTCATTTAAATCATGGTGGGAATACAACCAAACAGGTATGTTCCCTAAACAAAAATATGAAGAAGAGCTACAGAATGTTGAAGCAGAGCAAGATGGAACTTTAAATCAAAGGTAGAGTGAGATGGCAACAGATATCAAAAAACTATTTGAAGCACTCACTCAGCACCAGGCCTACCTTTATCGTGCTTCATCGAAAACGGTAAATGAGCTATTGGCTTTATTCAATGATGATACGAGCAAGATGCTTTCTAAGCTTCGGGATTTATTGGATGAGCTTAATGAGTCGGAGAAAGTTGCTTTAGCTGGTGGTAAATATACAACTTCGAACTTAAGGGAAATTAGGGATTTGATTTCCCAATGGTTTGCCAGTGTTAATTTAGCATTACCTGAAGCTTTTGCCGTTTCTGCTACGGCGCTGGCTGTTTATGAGGCTAATTACGTAGCCAAGCTCTATGGAGCAAAAATTAATAAGCCTGACGGGGAAAAACTATTTTTATCCGCCAAAAAAGCTCCGTTGGCAGGTGGCGCTCTTGTCGATGATCTGCTTTCAAGAATTGCTGAAAGCGCCCGTCAAAAGGTTGAGTATGCAATTCGAGATGGTATTAATTCAGGCAAAACTAACCAAGAAATTGTTCAGCGCATTCGTGGTACCAAACGGCTGAATTATGAGGATGGCATTTTAAACGGTACCAAGACGGATATTGAACGTACCGTAAGAACTGTACGGAGCCATGTAGCCAATCAAGCCTATCTAAATAGCTTCAACCAAATTGGCTTTGAATATGTCCGATTTGTTAGCGTTTTAGATGGCCGAACTTCTAAGCTTTGCGCTTCATTAGATGGTTCAGTGTGGGCGATTAATGATCCTGCAAAGCGTGTACCGCCGTTACATCCTAATTGCCGCAGCATTCTCGTACCAGTTGAGAAGGACGGGGAGCTAGTTGGAGAACGCCCGTATGTGATGGATGAGCGAAGAGTGAAGGACATTCCAAAAGATGAGCGAAGCCAATTAATAGGGCAGCTAGATGCCAACACTACATTTAAAGAGTTCTTCAAAAAGACAGATGACTTCTTCCAAAAAGAGTGGCTAGGGCCGAAGCGTTACAAGCTCTATAAGGAAGGAAAATTTGATTTTGATAAGTTCTTCGATCCTGAGGGGCGGTTATACACATTGGACCAACTTCGAAAGTTGGATGAGCAGACATTTAAGGAGTTGGGATTGTGAAAAAAGTAACTATGACTCAAGCACAATACATCCTAAGTACAAATCTTATTGTTGTGCCATTTGTAAGGAGGTTGATTCCAAGATATATAGCTATTTTAGGATATAACTTTAAACAGCCCAAAGCACAGATTCCGCATTAAACCTAATTCAAACCATAGCACCATCGGGTGCTTTTTTTGTGAGAAGAAAATGCCAAGCCCTATTATCCAATATTTCCAATATGAACATTTACCTGAACATTTGCAGCAAGTTAGTAAGCCAATTGGTGATTTAGCTCGGCAAATGGATGAGCAACTTCCTGACGGGCCTGAAAAATCCACAGGATTAAGAAAGCTACTTGAAGCAAAAGATGCATTTGTACGCCAAGCTTTAAGTAAATAATCATTTATAGAAATGAAGCGTCCTAAAGGGCGCTTTTTTATTGCCTGCCGAAAGCGGATGCCAACGGCGAATCCGGGCGGATGCCCATTTTGTATATATAGGTTGGATGACCAATGAAACTTAAAACAGTAACAATCGACGGTAAAGTTTATGCGGAAGTAGACGGCGATAAGCCGATCTATATTCATGATGACGGCAAAGAAATGCCACATGATGCACCACACTCGGTAGCAACAATTGCACGCTTAAACAATGAAGCTAAAACACAACGTGAAGCCAAAGAAGCAGCCGAAAAAGCATTAAAAGCTTTTGAAGGAATTGAAGACCCAGCGGCAGCTAAAAAGGCATTACAAACAATCCAAAATCTCGACGATAAAAAGCTGGTGGATGCCGGTGAAGTTGAGAAAGTTAAAGCTGAAGCTATCAAAGCAGTTGAAGAAAAATATGCTCCGATTGTTGAGCAACGTGATGCTCTAGAAGCCTCTTTACATAAAGAACTTATCGGCGGTGGTTTTGCTCGTTCTAAGTACATTCAAGACAACATTGCAGTACCTGTGGATATGGTGCAAGCGACCTTTGGTCATCACTTCAAAATCGAAGAGGGCAAAGTGGTTGCATACGATCAGAACGGTGAAAAGATTTATTCACGTGTACGTCCCGGTGAACTTGCAAATGTTGATGAAGCTTTAGAGTCATTGGTTGGTGGATACCAGCATAAAGACTTAATTCTTAAAGGTGGTAAAGGAACTGGTGGCGGTTTTCAAGGTGGGGGCAAAGGTAGAGCGCCTGCAGGAATGAAACGCAGTGAAATGTCTGTTTCTCAGAAAGCAGAATACATCAAAGAACATGGCAATGATGCCTTCCTAAAACTACCGAACTAATCATTATATATTTGGAGATAAGTAGTTATGACTACAACAGTTAATTCCGACATGATCATCTACAACCAACTGGCTCAAACTGCTTATTTAGAGCGTTTACAGGACAATTTGAATGTCTTTAATGAAGCTTCCAATGGTGCGATTATTTATCGTAATGAAATCATTCAAGGTGACTTCAATAAAAATGCATTCTACAAAGTTGGTGGTAGCATTAAACATCGCGATGTGAACTCCAATGCAAAAGTAACTCCGGAAAAAATCGGTGCTGGTGAGTCGGTAGGTGTAAAAATTCCATATAAATATGGTCCTTATGCATCTACTGAAGAGGCATTTAAACGCCGTGCTCGTACACCAGAAGAATTTGCTATGGTTGTTGGTTACGATCTTGCAGATGCATTGGTTGCAGGACGTTTAGAGTACAGCTTAGCTTCTTTAAAAGCTGCTATTTCTAGCAATCCCGACATGGTTGCGAAAGGGAGTATCGTTGTTGATGGCCGCAAAGCATTAACTCGTGGTATGCGAAAGTTTGGTGATAAGTTTGGCCGTATTGGTTTATGGGTGATGAACTCAGATACATATTTCGATATTGTCGATGATGCAATCACTAAGCAAATTTATGGTGAATCTGAAATCGTTATCTATGGAGGTTTACCCGGTACATTAGGTAAGCCAGTCTTGGTGACTGATGCTGTAGGGGATAACGATGCTTTTGGCTTGCAGTATGGCGCTGTTACTGTAACTGAATCACAAGTACCGGGCTTCCGAGCTTATGACATCAATGATGAAGAAAACTTAGCAATCGGTATGCGTGCTGAAGGTGCATTTAACTTAGATATTCTTGGTTATAGTTGGGATACATCGAAAGGTGAAAATCCTGACCTTACATTACTTGGTTCAAGTGCTAACTGGATCAAATATGCGACCAGCAACAAAATGACAGCAGGTACCTTACTTGATTTATCGGGTACAGCGACAACTGGTTAAAACCTAAAAATTAAAATCTAAGGGGGCTAATAAGCCCTCTTTTTTATTATTAAGAGAAAAGCGCCATGAAGATTATCTATACACGTATTGCAGCAGTGGCTGCATTAGAGACGGGCATTATTGCTAACCCTGACTATTATGAAAACCCAAATTTGAAAGCAAAAGAGGTAATTATTTACGGTAATTATCCAAAGATTCAAAAGGATTATGAATCTTTGGAAGTTCCAGTTGAAGTTCGTAAGTTGGAAGAGCCACAAAAAACGACTTTGGCCACAGTAAATGTCGCAGTGGGAATTACCCCTGAACTTCAAGCTGTGATGGATGATGCAAAAGCTGAATGCGAAAAGGTAGTTGAAGAAAACACTCAGCTTAAGCAGAAAATTGCCATCTTAGAGCAGGCCGGTGGTAACCAATCAGAGTTGTTATCTGAGAATTCACGCTTAAAAGATGCAGCAGTCTTAGCAGATAAAGCTCTCAAAGATGCTGAAGCTCAAGTTGTCGGTATTAAAGCTGAATTTGAAGCTTTTAAAAACGATATTCCTGCAATGCAAACACGTATTGCTGAATTAGAAGCTGGAAAAGCGGAAGAAAATCCAGCTACAGAAACGGCAGCTAATGATTTTGAAAATTGGTCAAATGATCAATTAAAAGAGTATTTGGCTAGTAAAAACATTGGCTACAAGCCATCTGCAACAAAAGCAGAACTCCTTAAATTAATCCCGAAGGAATAATGCAATGAGCTTTATTACTGTAGATGACGCAAATTCAATTTTGGGCAGCGATTTTGCACCAGACAGTGATAAAGCTCGTCTGGTTCAACTGGCAAATGTCTGGATGAAAAAACGGATTGGTTTTGTACCAGATCCAATTGATCCACTTCTTAAAGATGCTTCGTGTGAAATTATCAAAGGAATTCTGGCCAAGGAAATTTATAACGGCAAAGACCAGCAGCTGAAGCGCAAGAAAGTTAAAGCTGATTCTGTTGAATCTGAAAAAGAATACCAAGACGGATCTGAAGCAATTTCAAGCTTTGAACAGATAGCAATTGATTTTATTGATTCACTTGATTTGAAAGATCCAAATGCAAGTTTTAATGGCTTTGGCATACCACTTTATAGGGCATGATATGGGCTTACGTGACGAAATTCAGGCAGATATTGCCGAAGCATTTAATGAAGATCTAGCGGACGCCGTTCATACCTTTACATGTGAGCGGATTTCAAGAAAAGATTGGGATCCTAAAACTGAAACGTATGTCGAAGTTAAAGAAAACTATTCTGGTCGTGGCGTTCTGTTTGGCTCATACAGTCAATATGAGATCCAAACACTTGGAGTTCTGGCCACAGATAAGAAGGCTACCGTGCTTCAAAATGAAGTGTCCATGACACCTAAAATTGATGATGAATGGCTAACAGCTTTAGGCTCATTTCGAGTTATCCATATTCAACAAGATCCAGCCAGTACAATCTGGAAATGTCAGCTTCGAAAAGTGTAGGAGCTAAAATGGTTAATCTTGATTATGTTCCTGAATGGTATATCTCGCCTTTCCAACATGTGCAGTACACGCTTGCTCGAAATCAACTACACATGGATTTGTTATTTGAAGATATGGATAAAGCCGATCAATTTTTGGATATGGGAGCGGATGCACAGGTTAGTACTTTTTCAGATGGTGCTTATGCAATTGTCCAAATCGGTGATACTGCAGATAAAGATAAAATTCAAGTTTATGGATTGCTTTTACATGAAGCTGTTCATATCTGGCAAATAGTAAAACGGAGAATGGGTGAGCGTGAGCCTAGTGTGGAATTTGAAGCTTATTCAATTCAGGCAATCGCTCAAGACCTATTTGAAATGTTCGAAGCTAGTGAGGTAAATCATGGGATGGAAGGGGAAAAAGCCGACTAGTTTTAGTCTTGAAGTATCTAAAGCAGCAGAAGACCATGTAAAGAATATTGTCATGGATACCGTGCAATCCTTAGTTAATTTAAGTCCTGTTGATACTGGCGCATACCGTGCTTCACATATTGTTTCGGTTGGAGCCGCTGATTACGGTGTGCGTGAACCTGAAACAAACCCTATTAACGACGCAGCGATTCAGGCAATGAAGATTAAGTTAGGTAATTTGGTTTATATCCAGAACAATAAAGCTTATGGACCGCGCTTAGAAAACGGCTGGTCTGATCAAGCACCACAAGGTATTTATGGCCTCACGTTTAACTTTATTTCTCAAAAGTACGGTGGCTAAAATGGCAATGACTTTAGAGCAGACAAGGCAAGCTATTATTGAGCACATGCAAGCTTTCACAGGCATTGCTCAGGAAAGAATTCAGTATCCAAATGCACCCAGCTTTACGGTTCCAAAAGAAGGTATATGGTGCCGTTTGACTATTGCAGGCGGCCCGAGCTTTATTTCAGGCATTGCAGATAAGCCATGTACACGCCGTACCGGTAATATCATGATTCAATGCTTTGATCGACTTCATGTGGGAGAAAAAGCTTTAACGGTTCTTGGTGATGCTTTGCTGGCACATTTTGAATATTTCACAATCGAACACTTAGAATGTTTGAATGGACAATCTATTTATGCGGGTAAAGATGCTGATTTCATTCAGTATAATGTGAGCATTGGGTTTAAGGTGAATTGATATGTCATGTATGCTGACTTTAGAAGAAATCGAAATTAAACGGCAAGAGCTGGAACGACATCTTGAAGATGTTATGGCTGTTGAACTGAAGAAGTGGCAAAGCGAAAATAAGCTTTGTGTTTCCGATGTGAATATACGTTTGGCCAATGTGAATAGTCTTGGTGGAACTAAACATAATGTAGTTACTGGAGTAAGTGTTGATTTAGATTACAAACCTTAAATTACTTTAATTAAATGACCGCTAAGAAGCGGTTTTTTTATGCCTTATTCACTACCACCTCATCGGTGGTTTTTTTTATGTCTATAGGAATCACTTATGAGCAATTTTGTTTTTAAGCGTGGTGACACTTTCAACTTAAATCTGCAGCTAGTTGATATGGATGAAGCGCTGCAATATCCAGCCAATGATGTACGTCGAGCAATCAATTTAACGGGGTATACCTTTACTTCGCAAGTTAAAACTCTGGATGGAACCGCCGTTGCAACTTTCACTTGTACAGCTTTAAACCAGAGTACACAAAAGGGGTGGCTAAATGTTAAGTCCAGAGCAAGTACTGCAACGTGGCCATTGGGTTTGTGTCAGATGGATATTAAGGCCGTTGTTGGTGGTGTCGTTCAACATACTGAAACATTGGTATTCCAAGTGATTGATGGAGTAACAGCGTAATGGCAAATCTTTTATTTAGATTCAGTTGGGACCACCGACCTTTTGTATATAACTCTTCTCAAGGTAAGCGGCAATTTATGCTGCCTTTTGCTTCTGGCATTCCAAACCTCACTCCAGACTGGACTCAGGTAATTGGGCTGGGTCCAGCGGCAACAAGAGGTGTTGGAGTAGAAGGCGGTAATGTAGCAGCTTATGGTTCTTATGGTTTATCTAACTTAGGTTATGGTGGATCTCCAACTTCAGAAGCCGGAAATGATATTGATGCTGGTTATAAAGCAGGGGGACAAAAGACTCGTTTTAAGAATGCACCCACTAGTAGTTATACAAATCCCTATATAGCTGCTTATGCACCTTCTATCGTGGTTACTCGTGGAGAATTTACAGGTACGGAGTTATTTTTACCATATTACACCTCAACCCGTGCCAATAACATGGCAGTAATTGCATGGAGTTATAACCCATCTACTGAAAATCTCAGTAAAACCGAGCAAATCGTTTATACAAGTAAGAACAATGTTGTTTATACAACTGATAACAGCGCGACCAGCGGCAAGTTGGTTACTGTTGAGACTTCTGGCGAACTTCGCTCCAAGGGGTTTACTGTTGATTCGAACGGGGTTTACAAGGCAGCTTCACCGATTGCAAGACTATTTGCTGATTCACTTGAACTCAATGAAGATGCCTCAAAACAGCCGATTAACTTTGAAAAGTTAGGTACAGGTGACTACCTGATAAAAGGTTCTCTCGGATTTGCTAAAGAAGGCTGGTACATTGAAATGCCTAAAGATGCAAACGGTAATGTTCTTGTTGCTGTGTCTTATGAGCAGCATGAAGATGGGGATATTGCAGTAAAAACCTACAAGAAAAAATTTGATATCGAAACAGCCTCAATTATTCCTGATTTCGATAATCCTGTAGATATTCCAGAAACTCGCTGGATTGATATTCGATTGCATGAAGAACTCGAACCAGAGCCTGAAGAACCGTTGAGTGAAACACCATTGGAGTTCCAGCCTACTAACTTATCTCAGGCAGTAGCTGCAGCCATGATTGGTGTGGAACCGCCAGAAATCTCCGACACAGATGCAACATCTTAAAAACCCGCAAATTTAGCGGGTTTTTTTACGCCCATTTTTTATAACTTCCCGCTGATGAAGCGGGTTTTTTATGCCTAAATTTTGGAGAACCATAAATGAGTTCAGGCGCAAAAATTCGATTATATGCTTGTGAGGAAGCAGTTTTAGGAACTACTCCGGCAAATCCAGTCTGGTACACTGTTCGCCGTGTTACTGATAGTTTGACTGAAAACGTTACTACTGAAGATAGCAGTGAAGTAGTTGATTCACGTTTTCGCCAAGGTGCTGTTGTAACGGAAGCCGAAGTAACTGGTCAACTAGAGTTTGAATTATCACTAGGTACCTTTGACTTATTCTTAAATGTTCTCGCTTTCAATAACTGGGCTGCAAATGCTTTAAGTTTTGGTGGTGGAGTACGTAAGTCTCTTACCTTGGTAAAAGTCTTTAAAGATATTGGTCAAGTCTTTATTTATCGTGGTATTCAAGTGAATACAGGTGAAATGACGATCCAGACCACAGGCAAAATCACTGGTAACTTTGGTTTAGTAGGTAGCTCATTTACGCGACAGCAGGTTAATCCTGTTACAAATCCTATTCCAGCATCGACTCGCCCTCTGGTGAGTATGCCAAACGTTGAAAAGCTACTTATTAATGGTCAGTCAATTCAAGGGAAAGCTTGTCTGCAGACACTTACCATCAACTTTAGTAATAATTTAGAAGCGATCCGTTGTATCGGTTCAGGTAAGTACACGCCTGAGTTCTACTTAGAGAAAATGATGGATATTGGCGTAAATGCTAATTTCATGTTTTCAGCAACATCTGCCGCATGGATTGATGCCATTAAGACCCGTGATGTATTTACATTGACCTTTGATATTACAGACACAAAAGGCAGTAAGTACTCGTTTAATTTCCCGCAACTTGAAGTTAAGGAAGCTAATCACCCGGATGGCGGCGGTGATGACATCATTACAATAGATATCAATTTTGCCCAAGTGCGTACCAGTCCAACGATTGTACGTGCTCTTGTGTAATCAACTTATTCAGTAACAAAGCCTATGGAAACCCATGGGCTTTTTTATTTCTAAAAATTAGAGGTTGTTATGGCTTTAAAAGTCGGAATTATTAAAAGCTCGGACGTATCAAAATGGTGTGAATACAAGGGGGCTGATGGCGAGGTACAGGCAGAATTCAAAGTCCGTGGTATTGCCTATAAACCTTTTCAGGTAGCTATTGAACGAGCAGGAAACCAGATTTCATCCAAAGGCTATGATGTGATGGTCAAAGATGAAAATGCCAAGCTTTACCATGAACTTTTAATGGATGCATGTGCTGCCCATTTAATTGAAGACTGGAAGGGTGTGGTATTCGCCGAGATCGTAGACGGTAAAACTGTTGAGTCCGAAAAGCCATACACTCCTGAGAATGCCTCAAAGCTTCTTAATCTTGGTGATATTGGTATTTCAATCTGGTTATTCATTAAAGAACAGGCTCAGAAGATTCAGGAAGAAGCCGACAAGGACAAGGCTTTAATTCTGGGAAAGTCATCGAGCTCTACAAATACCAAAAAACGTATGCGTCGAAAACGCCGCACGAAATTGAACAAATCAAATTCTTAGGTGGCCACATTCCGGATCCACCAGAATATTCTTATGCGGCTGAATCCATTCTTTCGGCATTTAGCACTATATGCAGATCCAGACGATATGAGCAGGGTATCCCTTTATCTTTAGATCAGCAGGCAATCAATGTCTATGCAGAGCATAATGATTTGCCAGTGGCTGCTCATATTTTTA